GAATAACCTTAGTAGCAAATGAACCTTTAATCTTATCGTGATTCTTAAAGAAGTCAAATATATACCTCCAATTATGGTATTTTCTATGTAATGCGAAGTCTTCATTACAGCTTAAATCGTACGTCCAATATTTAAAGTCTGTTTGATTAGGTTCTTTAATAGGTAACCACATAGCATGATCATTAACAGCTGTAAGTATATCTCCGTTGTTAGATGCTATACTAAGACTATTGTCATCTGTATGTCTCTTCATATAACAGTACGAACAATCTAATTTACAGCCATATCCAAAACTTGGAGTTATAAAATCTGTACTTCTACCAGACTCTCGTATTATTAAACTTTTACGTGTTACTTTTTTCATATTAGTATTCTTTTTAACCTACTAATCCTCTTTTGTTTTTTCTTATTCTTTTTAACCTCATTTTATAATATATAAAGAAAACTATAAGAGAAACACTATTAACCATAGATAGAATAATAGAAAGTATTAATAATTTATTCATGTAAACAACTGTTTAGTATAGTGTAAACTTCTTTAAATATTGCAGGTAGAAGTACTTGATTTATTCTTTTAACCTCTTTTTTGTTTTTAATTAACTCTTTACAAGGATTATCAGTTAAATGTACTCCTCCTCTATTATAAACTTCTGCAATTTCTCTTAAAGTATAAAAAGACTTAAATAGTTCACTGACTTTCCATTTTTTTTCAATAGGTACAATATAACTACTTCCAAAATGATTATCTATAGCAGTTTTAAAATCTACTTTTTTATCTAAAGTATTCAAATGATAATGACAGTTTTTATTACCTAAATAACCCCATCCCCAATACCATCCACAATCCCAACTAGGGGGATATAAGTAAATGTTTTGTCCGCCTACTACTCCTATTTTTATCTTCTTATACTCTTCTTGTTTTTCTTCTTTTTCTATCCAGTTTTCTGGAAAAGGTTCTTCTAGAGAAGTATGATCATTAAATATATAAGATTCTTTTACTATTTTAACTTCATCTTCAAACTTATCTTTAACTTGTTCTAGTACTATAAAAATATCTACAAGTTTACTTACATTTACATTTTCATAAACTTCTACAAGTCTTGTTTTACTTTCATCGTGTACAAAAGTAGAAATATGAATTGAAGTACATTCTTTTAGTTTTAATACCTGTAATTCTGTTTTTGGGTATCTTAAATCAGGGTTTTCATAAACTCTTTTACTATTAATTTCTCTTTTGTATGTATTCATTACACTAAATTTAACTGTTTAACTTTTTCTACTAATTCTTCTATACTACCATTATTATCAATTACATGGTCAAACTCATAGTCATCTAAAGCTGTTTCTGAAGGGTGAGTAAAGTCTATTTTTCCATGCACCCAATTACCACTTCCGCAATTAGGACATTCAGAACCTTTTGTGAATGTACTTTCACATGAACCACATTGTTTATCTCTATTAACTCTAATAACAATACCACTTCTATCTTTAATAGCTTGAGCTTCATTAGGAAATCTAACATCTGTTATTATCCATTTTGAGTTTAATCCTGATAACCAATCTGACTTGTTATCTTCATAATCAGCAAACAAACTATTAACCCAAATATTAGGATGTATAATATCTCTACCACAATCAGTACCTAAAAGTTGAAAAAGTAGTCTAGGAGTCATAACTATATGATCTAAACTATAATCTCCTGAGTTACCTACAGGGATTTTTTTACTCCAGTTCCACTCTTCACCAAGTTCTTTCTCCTTAAACTCTCTATCTTCTAACTGTTCTCTAGTACAACCAATAAGTAAACAAACTATATCTTTAAGTCTATCTGCATACTTTTTGATTTGGTAATCAAAACCTGTAATATTAGCTCCATTAACATATTCTATTATTTGTGTATTAGAATCAATACCTTGTGTTAACATTTGAATAATATTACCCATAGTATCTTTACCACTACCAATTTTACCTGATATACCTATTAAGTTATTCATTTCTACGTTTATTATATTTTATTTAATTCTTTTCTTAAATCTTCTGTAGATATTTTAACTACTTTTCTTTCTTTATAAACAAGAGTATTAACAAGAGGATGTTTTTCTACCTCTACTACTTGTCTATAAAAGTACTTTCCTTTTCTAATTATAAGAATCTCTTTTCTTATTAAATTAGTAACAGGTACTATACGTTTAGATAGTACCTGTTCTTTATATGTAGTTTTAATCATTATTAGATTCTTCTTTAACCTTATCTTTTAACTTAAGCTTAGCTTTAAATACTTCTACATAGTGTTCTTTTCTAGCTTCTAAAAGTTTTATACAATAATCTAACTTTTTAGAGCTTTTTCTTCCTTCTATTTTTAATAATTCTTCAGCATAGCCTTCAGAAGGAGTATAAGACTCTATTGTAACTCCTCTTTTATCTTTTTTTGAAAACTCTACTAACATTACAGAAAGAATATAAGACCTAGGTATATCTCTTATGTATATACTAAATCTAATACTTTTTTCTTCTGTTAACTTATGGTATTGTTTATATTCTAACATATTTTTAATTTTTAATTTTTGATAATACTTTTACTAATCCTAAGAGAGTATTTGTTAAGTCATTTAAGTCTGTGTGGTCTTCTACAGAACTTTCTACTATTGAACTTTCTACTATATCTCTTATATCTTCAGTAGTTATGTTTTTAGTATTTATAAAAAAACTATAATCTAGTTCTTTTGCTTGTACTACTCTATAAGCATCATATTTAATAACTAAACCATCTTCTGCTTGTATATAATAGAAATTACTTTCTTCGTTCTTTCTTCCTATTACTTCAGTAGTATGACCTAGTACTTTAAAACTATACATTTTATCTTTTTGACTACAGATTTTACAAGTATACATAATTATAATAAAGTTTCTATTAGTTTTACACTTCTTTGAACTATCTTTTGTGAAGTACCTTCCATTATACTTTCAAACTTTACCTTTTCATCTCTAAAAGATTTCACATTTTGAAAATAACCTGTAACCCCTTGTAGTAAACCGTATGCAGTTCCTTTACAAGCTTCAGATTGTTGAGTTTCATGACCCATAGTATATCTATAAGCTTCTTGCATAACATTAAGTTTTCTTGTAGAGATAATTCCTTTCTTAACTCCATCTGCAAAACTTAACTTACTGTCTGTTAATTCTTTTATTTCTTTATCATCTAAGAAAATAGTTTTAAAGTTGCTTTTAAAGTCTTCTGTATTAAGATTTATTTTAGAACTTCTTTCTAGAAATTCTTTAGTATCTTGAAAGTATTTTTTAGATATTCCTAGTATTTCAGAAGAACTGTTAAGTCTTTCTAAAGCATTAGAACTATGTCTAATAGTTACTTTATTGTTAGATTCTTTAAAAGAAGAAATTAAAGTATTATTACACCATATTCTAGTAGGAGTAAAGAAACATTTAATACTAGCTTTTCCATCATGACTTAATACTAATGTTAAGTAATTTTCATACTCTTCATTTAATATAGTTACATCTTCAGGAAGTTTTGCTTGTAGAAATACTTTTTCTCCCTTACCTACGTATCCTGCATTTTTATAAATAATACCTCCTTTCTCTGACAAATTGTCAAAGAAAGAGAAAGCATCTTTATTCTGTACTATATTATAGTTATCAGAAACTACATCAAAACCTACATCTGTATCAGTTCTATAAGTAACAAACCTCTTCTCTAATTGATTTTGAGTAGTTACATCTATAAAATCTCCTGAATCACTTATTCCTGTTCTTATTGTAGGAAAAGTTACAGGAGACTTTTTAACTTCATAATCTAATTTAGCTACTTCCATAGCTTCTTCTGCTGTCATACTTCCCTCTACAGAGTGAAAGTTACCAAATATGTGTTGCTTTACCATTTTGTTTTTAATTAAGTGTACTAATAATTACTAATTTCTTTTTAGGTCTACTTGTAGCTACATATAAAGACTGAAATTTAGTTTTATGACTTGTAGCTCTAACATTCATTATATTATCTTCAAATACATAAGCATTTCTATAAGTACTACCTTGACTTTTATGAGAAGTAATAGCGTAAGCATACTGAATATCTGCTACACTATTAAGAAGTTCATAATACTTTTTGTATTTACTAACTTCTATTAAACTTTGTAAATCTCTTTTAAAATCAAAAATACTTTCTTTAGAAATTACTGGAACTTCTATATTAGTATTATTTATAGTTCTAAGTTTCAATTTTAAGATTTTATAACCTTTCTTATGTACTCCTTCTCTAATTCCTTGTACACTATATATATCAGAGTTATGAGTAACTACTTTTCCATTAGGTAAAGCAAAAGAAGTAAAAGAAATAACTCTTTCTCCTATTACATAGTCTTTTTTTGACTCTTCTTCTCCCCATATATGGTTTCTTACCTCTTTATTTATATGTTTACGAGCTTGATTCGTATAAACTAGAGCTCTTGCATAGTTTAAGTCATCTTTTGCTTCTTCTTTTTGTAAATCTAAACAAAGATTATAAATAGCTTGAGGAACACTCTTAGTAAAGATTATTCCTTCATCTTTTTCTCTATCATATATAGTTTTTCTATGTTTACTCTGTAAAGGTATAGAATTAAAGTAAGTATTGTTGTCAATAGCTTCTATAGAATCTGCATATACGTCTGTTATAGGAATAATAGGAGATTCTTTTTCTTGTCTCATCCTTTCTTTTAATTCTGAAGAAAAGAAACAATCAAATGTAGGACTATTTTTATCTTTAAATAATCCTTCATCTCCTGGTCTTATAGGAGGAAGTTGATGATAATCTCCTAAATAAACAACTTTACAATGTTTACTTTTATATTTCTTTATAAGAGTAATTAAGTCTTCTCCAACCATAGAACACTCATCTATTATAAGAATATCAGCAGTTTCTATAGGAATACCAAACTGTCTTCTAGAAAATTCATCTATCTCAAAAGTACCTTTATTAACATTAAGCTTCATTCCTAAAATACTTGCAATAGTATGAACTTCATCTACAGTACTTCCTAAGCTATCTGATAATACATTTTTAGCAGCATGAGAAGGAGCAGCAGCCATTATATAAGTATGAGACATTGTAATTTGTTCTACTACTTTTTTTATAATTGTTGTTTTTCCTGTACCTCCTTTACCTATAAGAGTAAAAGAATCTTTATTTTCTTTTATAGGACTTTTTAGAAACTCAATAGTAGCATCTATAGCTATTTTTTGTTCTTCATTAGCAAATACATTATCAAATAACTCATATTTATTTTTTACTTTATTCATTATTTATATTTTTAAAATTCCTACCCAATCTTGCATTAAAATGTTAGTAGCAGGCTCTAAAGCTAACTGTTCTTCATCTAATACTATTTCTTTTTTATTATATATAGGAGTGTACCCTAGTTCAATACAAGATTCTTTAGTAAAAGAACAATGTTTACTTGCATGAAACCTAAAATCTCTTCCTTGCAAAAGAAAAACAGGACCTCCATCTGCTTTTTTTATACCTTTACCTCCTATTTTATATGCTATTACTTTTGCCATTTCTTTTTCCATTTCTTTAATATTTATTAGTACTTAAAATTTTATTTATAAACTCTTTTTCTCTTTTTACTCCATCAATTAATCTACTTTTAAAATAAAAGTCTAAACTTTCTTGTTCTTTTATAGTAGTATCAAATAGATAAATAGCTCCTATAGTATTTTGAATATGCTTAGATACTTTACCTGTTTTAATAGTATATAAAACTTTATCTATTTCATTTAATAAATCTTTAAGACTACTTACTTCTTTTTCTTTTAATTTATTAATTCTACTTAGTAGCCTTATATCTTCTAAATTAGGAGCTATATATTTACTACCTTTTACTATCTTTCCTTTAGAATTTTTAAGACAAGCAAATCCTCCATTTTCATGTATAGTAATATCCGTAATACCTCTAGAAGCTAAATCATCTACGTCTTTACGTATTAAATCTTTTTCTTCTTTATTATAAGTTTTAGAAATATTAGAAGAACTTACAATATCTAAAGCAGTTTCCAATACATCTCCGTGTCCTGTTATAATACTAGAAAATATAGTACTATAAATTATATCAGCTAAAGCATCTAGTTGTTCTACAGTATTAGTAGTATCTTTTTTAGGGTCTACTTTATAAGTTTCTGTTTGAGTATGTACACATAAATTATCAAATACTTGTTCTAAGTTACAAGCTATTGCATATTCATGTAGTTCTTCAAATATTAACTCTATTGCAAGTTTCTTATCTTTCATAGTACTGTCTTGAGGAGTAGGACAAACTCTTTCTCTTGTTCTAACTACAAACTTTTTTACATCTAATATATTCATATTATTTATCTTTTGAGGGTAATTTAACTAATTCAAACTCTTTTAAGAACTTTTCAGATTTCATACTAAAAATAGAAGAATTAAGAGGATTAGTAAATATAATAACATATTGAGTAAGACTATCAAAATCTTGTGAAAATGCGTTTAATACATACAGACCTCCTGAATCTTTTCTTTTATATAATCTTCCTACATAAAAAGGATATTTCTCTTTTATTTCATCTGGGATATTTAAGCCAGCAGGTTTTATATCTACTGGCTGTTTTTTAGGACTAGGAACAGTACTAGACCTTACTCTTTTTTCTACTTTTTTTAATATCGCCATTATTTAATAGTTAGACTATGAGAAACTTCTAGTTCTGCTCCTTCTATTTCCATTCCTAGTTTTAAAGCTTTAGTTAATGCAGATTTATCTACAGCTATTGAAGCTTCCTTAAGAAGTTCTTTAACCGTTGAAATATCTCCATGTTCTAAACTAAAATCTAATTCTTGTTTATTAATCTTAGGAAAAGTAACATTTTTAAACTCTGAACTTAACGCATCTATATCTGTTATATTACATACTACAGTTTGTCTATTACTTAGATTAACAATATTACCAAAATCTCTTACAGTAAGTCTTCTAGTACCTTCTACTCCTGACTTTTCTTGTGCCTTAGTAGGCTTATCTTGTTCTCCAAAGTTAAGAACTGCTTGTAGTAATCCTTTCTTTAAATTATTAGAATTAGTAGTAAATTTCTTTTCTAATACTTTTAATCTAGTTATTTCTTCTTTAACTAATTTTGCTTGACCTTCTAAATAAACTACAGCTTTTCTATAGTTCATTCCTTTCTCATTAAGTTGTTCTTCTTTAAGTACAAGAGCAGATTCTGCTTCTGGAGTTAATTCTCCTTCGTTTTCTTCTATTATATTAAATAGTTCTATTAAATCTTGAGATATTTGAAATAATGACATTGAATTTTCCATAATTATTTATTTAATTTTATTCTATTAATTTACTTAGTGTAATCCTCTGTTTCAATCACATCAGAATATCTGTTTATCTTTCCGTATCTTGCCCACCAAGTTTTTCCTTGTGGAAATGTTAGTTCGTTTGCATCTCTTGTAAATTGGTGCTTATACCAAACTCCACCTTTAAACTTTCTCCAAAACTTGTATCGTTTCATAATCTATTTATTAATTAAATCTCTCCAATTATGTATTTTACCATAATATACGGAACGTTATGCCTTATAAAGTTTTACTGTATATTTTACACCTTCTTCAAGCGTATAGGCTTTGTGTGGTAGTACGTCATTTGATAGTGCAATACCGTCCGTATCTACTGCAACACCTTGATTGTATTTAGTAGCTATTCCACTAAATTCAAAACAAGGCATAACACTATCTATAGGTAATGATTGCCCTTGCTTTAGTGCTTCATCTTTTTCATATTTTAAGTGATAAAAGCAACTATCACAAAACTTATCGTGTTCTTCAGATTTGTACTTGCAAGTATTACACGAAACTCTAACATCATGTAACGATTCATTTTTAGAAACTAATCCATGTTCGTTCAGTAAATCACATATTTGTTGAGCCACTTCTTCTTTTCCTTTATAGCATATTGCTACTTCATACCCGTTTTCATCTATTATTACCCTCTTTTGTTTTTTTCCTACTCTATATTTCATAATCGTTATCTATCCGTTTCTAAAATCAAATGTTACACCAACTTTGTATGCAATTAAAAAAGACATACAACAATAAATATAAATAATAAGGCTTGTAAGGTCGCTACTTCTTACCACTGTGTTTGTTCGGGTGTTCACTCACCTTTATAAGCTATCGAGTGTGCCTTACTATTCATATTCTTTGCCATTGTATGCAATTAAAAAAGACATACAACAATAAATATAAATAATAGGGCGGTGGAAATCTAAGTCTAAGTCCTTATTGGTTATTAATACAAAACCACCTTCAGTTTTTTTAATTTATAAAGCCCTATTATTTATATTTATTGTTGTTAGCGAGAATGGTATTGTAGTTTTAACCATTCTATTAATTCTGGTATTTCATCCTTTGGTACAAGAGCGTTAGCAAACATTAGCTAATAGGGTTTAATTATTTCGTATAAGTCATTTGCTTTAATCTGCAACTCAATCAAGTTACCTTCGTGCACCATATCATAAAGTTTCATGCTTGCTTCTTCTAATTGGCTTATCCTTATTTTATATAAGGCTATAATTTCAGCCATTTTTTTCTCATTTTCAGTCATAATATTCTTGGTTTTTAGTATTAACGTTTGCTAACACAAATTAAAATTCATTACAAGTCCTTTAAAACCTTTTCAGCCACTCCATCTGCATATTCTTTTATTTTTTCTTCCAGCCTTTCGCTTATTGCATTTTGAACCTTTTGCTTAAACTCCCAACTATGGGTTGCTGAATGAATAGCATCATTTATCGCTTTTTTTGTACCCTCCTTAACGTAACCAATAAACCCCTCTTCATCAGTTATTTCATCAATAGCATTTTGTATTCCTATTGCTATTTGTTCTTCAATAGCTTTGTTATTTATCATAACTTGCTGAGCTATTTGTTGTGCATTTATACCTAAATCCACTCTTAAAGTTGTCATATCTTTCATTTTATCTATATTTTAAATTATTAATATTAAACGTTTTACAACACCACCTAAACAGCATTAAAACGAAATTTTACTTTCGCTCATTAGCAACAAGGCTAATTTTCGTCTTCTATATGGTTATACATTAATTGCATTACCCACGCATTTTCAAATTCATACATACCACAAGTTGTGCAAGCATCTTCCATTGTGTCATAGTAATTTATCTTACCTTTTTCGTTTTTCATAAAGTCCATATTTCTAAGGTCTATGATTACATATTGTCCTTTCATAATTATATTTTTAGTTATCAATATCTAACTCTCTCTTATCCATTAAGTGAAAGGTGTCTTGTTTTAATGCTTTTTGATAGTCATTAAACACACATAGTACTGTTCCCCAGAACCGATCATTTCCTTCTTGGTCATTGTCGTGGCAAGGGTTTCTCTTATACCATAAATCCTCTAATAACTGTTCCTTTTGTTTATGGGTTTTTTCCATATTTTTAACATACTTTTTTACCATAACATTATTCGTAATCTCTAAAGTTTAACCCTACTCCATGAAAAGGTATATTTTTAGCTGTCCTTTCAAAGTATTTGACTGTAAGTTTTTTACCTACACACTTTTCTAAGATTAAATTCTCTTTAAATCTTGAAGTTCCTGTCATTTTAACTTTAAATTCTTTACCTTCTTCTTGAGTACAAATAAATACTAAATCTTCTTTTCTTTTACCATATTCGTAACCTACAACAATAAATTCTTCGTCTATAAATTTCTTTAACTTTAATAAAGCAGTAGAACGTTTACCAAAAGCATATTTAGCATCTACATCTCTAATAATAAGACCCTCATAACCGTCAGATAGTGCATCTTCTTCTATTTTAAGTAGACTTTCTGTATCACTAACTAAAAAGTTATGTGAAAGTTTTATTTTATTAGTTTCTTGAATTTCTAAAGATAGTATTCTATCTCCATTAGCTTCATTATTATTTATGTCGATTAATCCGTCATAAATATGATATTCTAACAAAGGTTCTACTACTTCTTTTCTTGCATAACCTGAAATTGTTTGTAAAGGAACTCCATGTATATAAAGTTCTCCGTCTAAAAACCCATTAGGATAAGTATTAAAAAAAGAAGTAGTTAAGTCAGCTCTAATAAGAGTAGTAGGGATATCATAAGATTTTCCTGCTCTTGATCTAGCTACAACTTTTCCATCTTTTTTAAACATTGTACATCTAACTCCATTTAGTTTATATTGAACAATATAACTTTTATCTAGTTTAAAATTAGCTTTCATAGGAGAAGCTAACATAGGTCTAAGGTCTCCTTCAGCAGAAGTAGATTGTAAAGGAATTAAATCCCAAGTAAACTCAGTTTCTGCATTATTACAATACTGTTCTTTAGTTTTATAACCTCTATCTTGAAGTTTATTAACTACAGAATCAAATTTTAATATAGCTTGTTGACTTGTAGTTCTATTAGCTTTACCTTCTTCTATTATATCTACTTCTTCTCTAAGTTTTCCTTCTAGTATTCCTGACTTTCTTTCTATTAGAAAAGTATCATTTACTCTTCTAACAACTTCGACAGTACTTACTCTTATTTTACCTTTTGCATCTCTCTTATATAATTCTTTTCTCATAATATCATTTGATTTAAAACTTCTTGTGTTTCAACTGTTCCTATATTCATAGTAACTTCATCAGTATCTTTACCTAAGTCTTCTTCATAAAATATAGGTATAAAGTCCTTATAAACTTTATTTATTTTTTCTGTTGCTCTTCTTCCTGCTTCATCATTATCATTTAATAGAAATATATTATTAAATCTTTCTCTAAGATCATTTACATACATCTCTTCTATTAAAGTATTTTCTCCTATTTTACCAATAGAAGGAAACCCATATATTTCAGAAACTAATATAATATCTTTTAAAGATTTAGTAATTATAACATTTTCTCCACTAGGGGGGAGATGTTCCCAACCCATTACCCACTTAGAGTTAGTTAAGAATCTTCTTGTTTTTCTATTAGGAAAATAAAATTGAACAGTATTATCTTCAAATTCATAAACATAACATACATCACTTGGTTTTCTTGTATATATAAGTTTATTATTATGAAAGATATACTTTATAGAACTAACATTGTATTTTTTAAGTTCTTTGGAATGTATGTGTCTTTTTGTCCAAAACTTAATATCAACTTCTTCCCATTGTAGGTATTGATAATTAAACTTTGCTTTTGGTTTTTCTTTTAATTCCCCTAGTAAGGAATTGGACTTTTTAGGTGCTATACTATTAGAAGAATGTCCATAAAGCCTAAAATCTTTACAAATTCTAGTTATACTTTGATCAAAATTAAGACCATAAATATAACTAACAATTCCAAAACAATCTTCATTTATACCTGCTGCAAAATCTATATATTTAACTTTTATACCATTAAACAAGAACTTACAACCTGGAGAGGTATCAGAAGACCTTATTATAGAAGGACTAACAAATAAAGAAGTAAATTGTACAGAAATTTGTAAATAGTATTCAAGTATTTCTATTTCAGAAACTTTATCTAATACCATTTCAGGACTAACAGCTTTTAGAGGTTCACTTTCATAAGCCATATTGTAAGAATTAACTTTTAAAATAACTTAAAAAAGGACGTATATTTCTATACGTCCTTTTAATCTCTAATACTTATAGTATCTAGTTTTCTTTGTTAAGACAAACAATCTTTATAAAGACTTGAATCTCAATAAAGTATTCTTTAGAAAGGAAGGTCTGATTTTGGTGCATCTCCTATGTTAGATCCTGCACCAGAAGAAACTGCACTAGAGTAGTATGCTTCATACTCTAAATTTCCTTTTCTTTCGTTAGGAGTATATTCTAATCTAAGTTTAGACTCTTGTCTTTCTAACCAACCTCCAAAATTAGAAACAACAACAGAAGCTCTATTGTTATAAACATTTCCATTAAGTTTTAATTGAAATTTAACTTCAGAAGTTTCTCCAATAAGTTCGATTGACTTTTTAGTAAAATCTTCCCAACTAGTTACACCTTTTCCGTTAAAAGGAGTATCTACACCTTTAACTTTTGTAGCAATATAAGCTACAAAATTAGATACTTTTGTTTCATTTTTCCCTACTTTATCAGGAGTAGAACCCGCAGGATCAAATTGTCTAATAGTATGAGATTTCCCTACTGGATTTTCAAATTTAAAATCCATAACATCATAAGTTTTTCCTTGACCGTTAGGCTCTGTTGTAAAAGCTTTAATTTCTACTAAAGAAACGTCTTGGTGGATTGCTATTCCTAATGGTGCTACTTCTTTTAATGCGTTTTCATTACTACCGTATGCCATAATTTTTTTATTTATTTAATTTTAATAATTTTATATCTAAGTAATAAATACTAAAGTTAAGGTAAAAAAAGCCTACTAATAATTAGTAGGCTTTTTTTAATAAGAAGTTACAAGTAACTTCTTTTACAAGTTATGCAAAAATATCTTCTTTTTGCTCTTCTACGTCTTCTACGTCTTCTCCTTCGATTTCATCATCTTTCTTTTTGATTTCATCAAAAGTAAGAGGAAAGAAGCTAATTCCTTCATCTGTAATAGGAGTACCAACAGTAAACCATACAGAAGTACCACCTTTAACACTCAAAGTAGGCTCACCTGCTTCTTGTTTAAGTCTAGCCATAAGACCAGAGTTAGAGAAAGTACCGTTAGAACCAAGTACATTACCTTTTTCTCCTTCTTCTGCAAGATATACAAAAACTTCTCCTGTTTCATCATCTTCTGCCCATTGAACCATATCTTTAGCTTTTGCTCCCATATCGTCCATAACCTTTTGACTTAATTTAATTCCCGAAGAAAGTAATCTTAATAAAGGTAAAGTTTCAGTAACATAAACTTTTTTGCTTGATTTTCTAACTAATGCCATAATAGTAAATTTTATAAATTTGTTAAGTATTTTTATATCTAAAACCGAGAATCATTCCCTTGTTTCTATACATCTAAGTTACGAAAAATCTCTTAAAAGTCAAACTTTTATAAGAGAAATCTTAACTATTTTTTTATTTTTATTTCTATTGAAATTTTATGTCTTCAAATTTCCATTTTCATCTAAAGAATAAGAAGTATTTGTAGCATCTGCCATTTCTGTAACTTCCATAAGACCCATAAGAGTATTAGGAGCAACTCTTCTAGCACCTATAGAAAAAGCTCTAGAATAAAGCATAGGTTTAGGGTATTTTACCCAATTATTCTTTTTATCAAGTCCTGCTGAAACAGCATCTGCCCAAGTAAAAGAAGAATCTTCTTCAATAGTAATATAAGAAGCATTTTTACCTGTACCTATCTTAGACTTATAATAAAATCTTACTGTAGTTCTTCTAGTTACTGCGTTTTCTCTTTTACATTTACTACCTTCTGCATCTATAAGAACAGAATCTTCTATTGTTTTAAAAGAAATACCATCTCTTCTTAGTAGTCCTGCTATTACATGAACAGAAAGAGACGGTTTACCTTCTATATAGTAAATATTAAATATAGAAGTAACAGGATTTAAACCCAATTCTTTTCCTTGTAAAACTATAGTAGCAACTTGTTCAGGTTCTTGAAAAGGAACTAATTTACTATCTACTAATACTTTAGAAAAAGATAGCATTTCTTCCATATTACTAAAAGAAGATAAAGAATTAACTTGTACAGCATTGTTAGGAGAAAGACTTTCTTCACTCTTAACAATGAGTTCTTTTACTTCTTCTATTTCTGTAACTTCCTCTATTTCTGCTTCTATAATTTCTACTTTTTCTTCTTTCTTTTCTTTTTTGTTAGCTTTTTCCATTATAGTTCTATTTGTACTTCGTTATAAATTGTTTTTACGTTTTTACTATTCTTTTGAGCTTCTCTAAATTTATAAATAGCTTTAGTTCCTTTAGGAATAATATTAATCATATAAGAAATTTTATCTCCTTCTTTTCTAGAAGCTCTACCAATTTTCTGTTCATGAGTTGCATTATTAGAAGTTGTTGAAAGATTTACACCTAATTGTAATCCTTCAACATCTAAACCAACAATAAAAGATTTTGCAGAAATAATAGCATCTATTTTTCCTTTCTCTAGTTCTTCTAGCATAATCTCTCTTTGTTTAGTTTTAGTAATTTTTTTAATTCTAGGATATTCTACTACCCATTCATCCCCTTTCATAAAAGATTTACCATTTAATTTACTTGCATTTCTATCAGCAGCAGCTTGTCCTTTATAAGATTTAGTAGCAGTTTCAGTAGTTACTATAGTTTTAATATTAGAATGATATACTTTTGCCCTTTCTCCTAATAATTTACCTAAGTCATCTGCTGCTTCTGTACTTTCTCCAAAAGTAATAGTCTTCATATCCATGTAATCAATAACTTCCTTAGCTTTTTGAATACAAGAAGGAAATTTATACATCATTTCTTTTAGAGTTCTAAAATCTTCTGAAAGACTTTTAGCTATTTTAGTCATTTCTTCCCAAAGAAGCTCTCCTTTAAGTAAAACAACATCTTCTGTTACTTGCTCTATCTCTTTATAGATAGTTCCATCTTCTCCAATAAAAGGTTGAGTATGTCTAGCTACAAATTGAGAGCCAGGTTGTCTTCTAGGTTCAGTTTCACCTCTAGAAGGAAAGTAAGCATCTTTTGATCTGGATCTACAGTATCTAAGATAGTCTACATCATAATCAAATACACTATATTTCTCTCTTGTTCCATCATTAAAAGCATTATAACCATCTAATTCTTCTTTAGATAAATCTACTAAAAGATTATATTCTTTTACTCCTGCAACCCACCCCATTTTTGAAGCATATTCAAAAGTAATTTCATCTACAATAGGAAGAATATTATTTATTATAGGCAATTCTTCTTCTTTTAAAGTTCCTGTAAGACCTAGCTTAAATTCTGATTTTGTTTTATCAAAGATTTTATTAAAAGTATCTCCATACATATATAAATGTATTTCATCATATATCCATAAATTTGCTATTTTCTCATCTGTAGTTTCATTAAAAGATTGTATAGTATAAACTAATAAGTTTAAATTATGTTTTTCTTTTAATTTTAACCATTGACTTTGCAAAGGAGAAGTAGGAACAATAACACCTACAATAATTTCATATCCTCTTTTCTTATTTATCTCTTTTATTATTTCTATAGCACATCTACTTTTTCCATAACCTACACACCCTTTAATAGTTCCATTTCCTTTACTATACCTCCATTTTTCTATTGACTTCTTTTGCCTTTCAGTTCTAGTCATTTTAATAAGTTTATTAATTAAAGTTATTTTACCCAAGTGTCATTAATAGAATAATCTGCATCCATTTTATACCCTTTTTTTAAATACTTATTACAAGCTTCTAAAGCTATACTTTTTATCTTTTCAGAAAGTACTGTAACTTCTGTATTTTCTATTCTAGGCTGTTTAGGCAATCTAATAACCCATTCATCATGAACCCACATTATAATATTAGCGTCTATTTTATTATCTTTAAAATAATCAAGAATATCAACACTTGCTTCTTTTACCATAAAAGCTTGAGTACCTTGTATAGGACTATTCTTACAAGCTCTTTCTACTTCTCCTATTACTTTTTGCTCTGGTGGATACCCTCTTTGTTTTGCTTCTACTATCTCTTTAAACCATCTTCTACTATTAGTTCTACTACAAGTTATAACATAACCACTATGTACTCCAAAATTTGCATTTCTATTAAGATAGCTAAAAGTTTTAGGTATAAGTTTAGATATAGCATTTTCTATAATATTAGCATAATCCATACATATATTCATAACCTCTGAAATCTTAGAAGCAGAAGCTCCGTAAGCAAGACCATAAATAATAGCTTTATAACTATTACGAATATCTTTAGAAGTCTTTTTACTTACTACAAATTCTCCTGTAACAAAAACTTCTTTAGCTCTTTCTTCTTTTTTAAGAATATCTAACAATTCTTGATACGCTCTTTGGTTTGACTGTATAATACTTTGAGGAATTTTTGAATATGAGCTATAAGAATTAGGAGTATATCCACTTTTAGTCATATTTGTCATTATATAATTAATCAAAGCTTGTGTACTTACAGTTGCAATAGCACTATGAGGATCATCTAAAATAGATTTAAGAGTATCATCATCAGCATTAGAAGCAAGTATTACAAGTTCTGCTCCTGATAAATCCATAGTCATATATTCATATTCATGATTGCTACTATCGCTATCGTATTGACCAAAACAAGTTCTAAAGTTTTCTAATGCAGGTATTTGTTGACTATTAATATAACCATTTTTAGTATCTCCTGATTGAAATCTACCAGTATCTGCACTTGCTTGTCTATAGATAGTATGAATGTTACCAGAATGTTCATTTATAATATCTATAAGATTCTGACCAAAAGAAGAAATCTGCTTACTTATTCCTCTATGAGAAAGTAAAAGACGTAGAAAAGGCTCTAGTCTTCCTCCTTTATCTTCTGATAGATAAGAATTTATAGCATCTACTCCTGTTGACTCTTTATAACCAAATCCGTCTTTAATTAAAGGTATAGGCTGGTTAAAAGACATAAATAACTCTTGTATTTGTTTAGTAGAATCATAATTAATATTACCTTTATTCTTATTTTTAATTATAACAGGTTTAACATCAAACATTGAAGTCTGAATTAAAGATTCTGTTTTCCTTTTTCTACCCCATTTTCCTACAAGGGGAATCTTATGAACTTCACAAAGACTTACAACTTGTTCATCCATTTTCTGTTCAATATCTAATAAACTTTCATCCATTTTTTTAATATTAAGATTATGTTTAGGTTTATTAAATCTTATTCCTTCATATTCTGACTTTGCAAGATGTAAAACTAAAGGAAATTCTATAGTAACTAGAACTCTAGTCATATCATAAGAAAGTATAAAAGGTTTTTGAGCTTCCATTAAAAGTTTTATATATAAAGTATCTTCAGCAGAATAAACTATATGTTTTCTTTCAGGAACAAAAGAAGTAGCATTTATAAAGTCTTCTCTAGTACTTTTTTCAAATTGAGATACTATATTAAGTCTTCTTTCTAATACTTTATCTAAACTATTTCCTCCTTTAACCCCCATTCTTAGTGTTTGTTCTACTATCATAGTATCATAACACTTTTCAAACTCTACTCCATAATTTAAAAGAACTTTAGTATCATATTTTAAATTATGACCTATTATTCTTATATGTGATAGCTTTTTTAAAAACTCTGGAGAAATTGTAGTATGGTCTATAACATAAGTTATTTTATCGTCTCCAATAGAAGATAATAAAAGCTTGGCTCTATAAGGGTCTAATGCAGTTGCTTCAATATCTAGTCCTATAGAAGACTTAGAGCTTAAATTCTCTATCATTTCTGAAATTTCAGCAGTTTTAAACCCTAATTTATCCTCTCTTTTTGTAATATATCTAATTCTTTCTACTAATTTATCAATTTTCTTCATTGTTTTTTTGTTTTATTTGTAAATTTTTGTATCTTTATAATATAAGAATAACCTAAAACTATTATTATTATGAAAACTAAAAACAAAATAATGTCGATAAGGTTATTAAACTTATCGACAATGAAAAGAGCTTTTTTACAAATTAAAAAAGGAAATTATGCCTTTTAATTTAAACCTTACGTAATATCTGATAGTATTTCAGATATTACAGGTAAGACTTCTTTTTTCCCTTTATTTTTTAATGCTCTTCTTAGAATTGCTTTTAGTTGAGGTATTGATACTTCTGATATACCACATCTATAATCATCTTCTAAATTTAAAATAAGACTGTCTATTGTCTTAGTATTGCTTTTAAAGTATTCTTCAAATTCTAAATTATACCCTAAAATCTGATGTTCTATAATAGCAGATTTCTCTATTTTGGCTATATTACTTAATATTGTTTTGGATATATTAAATACTTTTTTATAAATAGAAACAGACCTACTATCAGGTTTATTAACAAGGCTATTTAAAACTTTAACATTCTCTACAAATTTTATTTGTTGTTTATAAAAATTTGTTTGTTTATTTTCTAATACTGAACCTATTAAAGATTTTACATTTTGTGAAGGAGTTATAAATGTTAAATCAGACTCTTTTAGTTCTAGTATATAAAGTTGATATTTAGTTATTTCCATTTTTCATTTTCTTTTTTAATGTTTTCTCTTCTTTTAAGTTCTTTTTCAGATACTTTTAATCTATTTTCTTTTGTATAATAATCTTTATCAAACCAAAAGTCAAACTCTGCTTTTTTACTATATATATTAAAACTTTCTTGACTTACTTTATAAACTTTATCTGTATTTAACATTATTATAAAATTATAGCTAAAACTTCACTTTCTCTTACAAGTACTCCTTTTGTTCCTTCTATTTCTACAGAAGCTCCCGATCTACCTAAAATATGTACTTTTCTTCCTACTTTTAGAGACTTGTCTTTTATCTTATCTCCTACTTCTAAGATTTCTCCTATTTGGCTTCTATTTAAAGCGTCTTGAGTATCTTTTACTCTAAACTCTTGTATTATAATCCCAGAAGATGTAATTCTTTCGTCTTTTTCTTCTTCTAATTTTAAAAAAAGCCTATTATGTAATATTTTCATTATATTTTATATTTAAGTTTAAATTCTTTTTCTTCTTTAAATAAAGGAATATTTTTACTTTCTTTAGCTCTTATAAGCTCTTTTGTAAGTTGTGTTTTTTTCCTTTTGCTTTTTGTCTTTTCTTTTTTAATTTCAGATAGTACTTCAAAATCAGAATCAGTCTCACATTTTCTCCATTCTCCTGTTTTTAAATCTAATATTAATTCTTTTTCTATTTTATCTTCTAATGCTAGAATGTTTTTATTAATACCTCTTATTTTATAATCTATAAGATTAAGAGATCTTGCAATAGACTCTTCAGAAGATAAAACAGATAAAATAGGAATATCAAGTCCTAGAGATAAGTGATAAATAAGAATACTATTTGATTTTATATCTGCTTCTTTTAATAAAACAGAAAGATGTGATTTTTCTAATATAAGTTCTCTATCTTTTATTTCATTCTTAACTGTTGCTTCATCAATAGCAAGAAGAAGCATAGGATTTGACTTTTTAGATATTTTAGTAATAGTTTTACTTTTATTATTCTTTTTTATGTAAAATGTTTCTCTTTTCATATTATTTCCAGTCTTCTAGTACTATATATTTAAAGCATATTATAAAAAGAATTAAATACCAAAATAAAACATAAAAAAGACCTTCAAGTATTAAGAAAAGTCTTATATTTGAAGGTCCTGTTTTAAATGATGTTTTTATTCCTCTATTATATGCTTTTTTATGGTTTTTATTCATTATAAATATTCCCATTACTATTGATAGAGTAACTATCATTATATGTATCACCATTATTTTAATTTTAAGGGTTAAATACTTGAATCTTATCTTTGTTTGTAGTTGCACAATCTAAATGATTCCATGTTGCAGTATGTGTACAACTTTCTAGTCTAGTTAGTCCTGCTTTCATAAATTCTTTTTCATTTTCAAGTATAAATTCTTGTACTTCTTTTGTTGTCATTCCTTTTACTTTAACATCTATTGCTCTACCGAATTTATGTTGAGACATAGAAGCTCCTACTGTAGAAGAAAGTTTTCTTAATCCACTACTTTTGTACCTTCCTCCATTATACCAACTATTTATAACAATAGGTTTTTTTACTAAAGTTCTAAGCAGTTGACCAACTTCTATTATTCTTTTATCAAGAAACCTTATAGAAGATTCTTTATAAAGGTTATAAACTTCTGGGTGTACAAATTCATCTAAATAAAAGTTGTCTGAAATCTTAATTCTATTCTCCATAATTATATTTTTTATAGATAAAGATATAAATATTTATTATAAAATGCAACAAATTAGTAATTTAAGTTATTTTTTATAATAAATTGCAAAGCTTTACAATGATTAAATCTGTTATAAATTACATTTGAATTATAATCTTTTACTACTGTTTTTCTCCAATCAAAAAGATAAAAGAAAGCAATATTATATTCTTTCTTTTTTAAAAATTTTAAAACTTCTTCTTCTTCAAAATTAGATTCTTTTTTAAGATTTTTATCTGTTCCTATTTGATATAAAACTAATATTAAACTTTCAGTGTACTTTAAAAGTTCTGGTTTCTTGTAAATTTGAGGAGTTTTTGATAAACATTTTAAAACTTCTATAAAGTATAAGTGCGCACCATCAATAACAGGATTATATAATATACTTTTTGCGTTTGAAGAAAGAGGTTTACCTTCTATATCATAAAAGTATTTTAAATAGATGTAATTTATTAAGTTTTTTATTCTGTTTTTTACCATAATTTATTATTTATATATTAATTCTTCTTTTAGTGCAAATATAATTCCTTCTCTTGAGTTATCTGTAATACATTTTATCCATTCTAGTTCAATTCTTTTAATAACCTCATCTTTTGTATAAGGAAAACAGATTCTAAATATATCTTCAATATTTTCTGGAATTATATCAAGTTTTTTAACTAATATTGCTTTTTCTCCTTTAAGTTTATTTCTTAAATACTCTGCATCTTGATATTTAATTTGAGTATCTTCTAATAATAAATTTAAGCACGATTCTATTATATCTTTTTCCATTACTTTTATTTATTGTTTTTTCTCATATAATGTCTAAATATAGAAACAGTAGCTAAACTATTAAAAATAGTAAGAGTAACTAATAGTATAATAAGATTTTCCATTAGATTACTACGTTAAATATTAGAATTAAACAAGAGATAAACGTAATAATTATATTTATAATCATTACATATTTTGAAATTGGTTTTAAAATTAGCTGGTTTTTCATTTTTACTTTATTTATTGGTTTAACTTTAACTTCTTGTGTAACTTTTCAATGCACTTTTTAAATGTTTTTTCATATGCAATTAGTATTTCTGTATTACTATCTTTAGTAATTCTTACTTGTACACGTTTATTTATTATTAAAGAGAATATTGAATATCCTGCTTTATGTATTGCTTTAATTTTATCCATGCTTTTACTTTATAATTATAAGTTTTCTTTAATCCATTGTTCTATTTCTAAATCATTCATACCTTGACAATTTTGTGCAGTATGAAATGCAAACCCTTCAAGCTCTTCACGAGTGTATAGTTTCTGACCAATCATAAACTCACTTACTAGTGGTACTTTAGGCTCAACCCACACAACCTCGTTGTTTTGGAGTTTGAGTCTTATTAAATGATTTGTCTCTTCTATGTGAGATAAAGCAGGTAATGTATAACCGTCATACTCCAACTCTACATATTCAGTCTGATGTTTAACATAGTATTCTACTAGTGATTGAGCTATTTGAGGTAATGATATATATTTAACTTGTTTACCTAAATCTATTGATTCATACCCTAACTCTTTAATAAGCTTAGGGTCAGTTGTAGCTATGATTTTCCTATCTTGACCTATTACAGAAGTATCATGAAATACTTTATGTACTTCGTTTATAACTCCATCATATATCCAATCACCTTCTTTTATCTCATCATCTGATAGTATGTAAAGGTGTTGAGGTTGTATGTAGTCATGTTTAACAATATAACACCAACCTTCATTTTTAGCATATAATAAACCTTTTTTATTATGTACACCCAACAATGAGTAATCCTCAGTAGGCAACATTACTATTTTATGTTTCTTTTTCATATTTCAATTAGTTTAAGTGCTTTTAATATCTATATGTGCATTCATTTTTATTATTTTACTTTGTATTTTACCTTTCTTTCTAAACCTAATAGCTTCAGCACCATCATAATCATGTATATAATATTCTTCATCTTCTGCTAACTCTATTTCAACTAATATAGGAGAAGACCAATTATCATCTGATAAAGTTTTAATATCATGATTAAATTCATCTTTAGAATTATATTCTCTTTTTAAATTATCATTAATTATTCCGTAAGAAGAATTAATATGTATGTACTTTTTCATAATTAGTTTTATTTATATTTTTAAAATGTTGTATGTTGTATTTCTACTTTTATTACTAAATATATATCCTCCTTGTAATTTTAAGGTAATAGATATATTGTTGTATGTTTAAAGACTATTTAATTAGATAAATGTGTCTTTAGTAACAGGAAATATAAGATAATAAAACTAGGATATATAACAGGATAAAGAGAAAAGATGTATATATATAAAGAAAAAAGAGGATAGGTTTATATTTAATGAGATATAGGTCGTGATGTTCTTGGGCAGCTCCTAAACCAACACCAACTACTATCATATCTCCTGTTTCTCCTCTATTTCCTGCCTTTTCCTTCTATTTCTTCTCTTTTTATAACTTTATATCTCATTTTACCTCTTACTTTACTTTCTTATTGCGTGATTGCTTGAATCTAAGTTTGAAAATAGTATTAGTATTGCATGATTGTTTAAGATTGCGTGATTGATTAGTATTAACCCTAGTTTTAGAAGCAGGAAATGATTACATAACAAAACGGTATTAAAAAAAATAACATGGTTACGAAACAAAACGGTATTAAAATAGTAGGAATCACAACGGTATTAAAAAAAATAACATGATCACAAAGCACAACGGTATTAAAAAAAATAAGTATAGAATTAACTATACTTATTTTTAACTATTAAAGATTTAGCTCCTCTATATTTTCTAGTACTTCTGAAAGTTTATGGATACAATCTTCTAAATGTACTCCCTCTACTTCAACAGAAAAATTAGATAAATGTCTATGAGTAACTTTAATAATAAGAGTAGTCTTATATGTAGACTTCACTTTAAACCCTTTTTCTAACAACTTTTCAAGATACTTCATAATTTTATTTTTTTAAGTTTTTAACTCTAATTTCTTCAGCTCTTCTAAAGCCTATTTCTATCTCGTCTGCTTCTTGAAAAGTTTCTATATCAGTAACAATAAAGAGAGGTTTTAATTCCTCTCTAAAGTACTTTATAGATTTAGTAGTAGCAAGATACTCTCTAACTCCTTTTTCTTCTGTTCTTAATATTGAATACATAATAAATTATTTAGGTTCGATTTTAGAAAGTACTATTGTTGCTAATAACAATAGTACTAAAAGACATATAAATAAAAATTCTCCTAATGTATGTAATAAATAACTACTAATATTAAAAGAGTTAAACATACAAAAGAGAAGAATAAAGAAACATGAAAGGCACAAAGGAATATAAATAAACTTGTTCATAATATTATATTTTAAACGATTAATTAAATAATTGTAGGCTAGAGTCAATCCCTCAACTCTAACCTATTTAACTTACTTCATAGAACCTAAAGCATACATTCTTGCACCACTATCTGCAAGACCTAAATACTCTATTTCAAAAGGAAGTTCAGAGTCTTTTTCAATTTTAAGAACTTCTTTACCTCCTTTCATAAAAGAAACGCTACCTGTGATAACATCTATTTCAGTAGATTTAGGAAGTAAAAGAAGTCCGTTAAAAACTTCTAATTGGTCATCTGCTAAAAGATGTGATACCATTTCTTCGTGTCTAATCTTCATATATTTATGAAAGTAACCCAAAGTGTTTTCAGTAGAAGACTGACAAGAACCATTTGATTTTGATTTTTTAATAAAGCTCATAATAATAATTTTTAAAATTGAGAGAATAAATATAATTTAAAATGAAGCACTAACTCTATCTCTCGTTAAAGAACTAGTACTTCTGCAAATCATAAAGGGGGATAACCCCAACATGACATAAACAAGAGGGAGATGTTCTATAGTAGGTACTACCCCAGAGACACATACACATTTTCTATAATATATCTCCAACTTCATCTAACTTCTATTTAATATCAATCTCTTTTTCCTCTTCTCTTTATTAATAATCTATGCAAACACCTTCTTCTTCTTTATTAAAAACAAAACTATATCCTCTACTATAATATCTTCTAATATAAATTTTTTATAAATTTTTTATATCTTATCTTGACTTTTATATATATTATTATTATATTTACAAAGCCGAAGCGATAAAAGAAGTATAATAATTTTTATATTATTATTTATATTATTATTTATCTTATTATATAAATTTTTTATAAATTTTTTATATATTATCTTGACTTTTATATATATTATTATTATATTTACAAAGCCGAAGCGATAAAAGAAGTATAATAATTTTTATATTATTATTTATATTATTATTTATCTTATTATATAAATTTTTTATATCTTATTATATAAATTTTTTATATCTTATTATATAAGTTAATGTGTTTCCCCTAGTAGAGAATCCTTACCAATTTCATACTAGGGGAGTCTCTTTTTAATTCTATAATAAACGGGGGAGTAATATATACAAGTTCTATAATTCTATTCTTTTAATAAGTACAAAAATAAGTATCAGAGTAAATAATAGTAAAATATTACCGTTTTAATTTTGTAATTAAATATTATTTTACTATATTTAGGTATGGATAATGATATACTAATAAAAGGAGCAAATAGCATACTTACTGCTGTTCTTCTTCCAGAATTTAAAAAAGGAATGGATTTGATGTCTTCTTCTACTTTTAAACTATTACAACATTTTATATCTATATATGACGTAAAACAAGAAAAAATACCTTTAACAAAATCACAACTAAGATTTGATATACCTAAAGTTATTCTTCTATCTGAATCTACAGTAGTTAATTCTTTTAATTATTTAAAAGCTTGTAATGCTCTTATAGAAAAAGAAAAAGGATTTTATACTTTTAACCCTTCTCTTATTATTATTAAAATTAAAAAAACTTTATAATGGCTATCAAAAAGAAAAGTACTCCTATAGTTAATAAAAATAGAGACCTTAGAAAAGATACATTAACTTATAAAAGAACAGGATCTGTAAGAGGAATTAAAATACCTTCTGTACCTATTTCTGCTTCTACTAGAGATATAGAAGATTATACTACTACTTACACTATTATAAGATATACAAATATATATGGAAATATTAAATTAGAACTTAAAGATAATCATAGTTTGGGAATTGTATATAGTTCTTGTAGTGTTAATACAATTAAAGCTAAAGAACAAATAAATTATATTTATAAAAAGTACGGCAAGAGAAAAATAGCTGTAAATATTATAGATATTGCTTGTGAATTTGATTATAAAAAACTACCTTATATGAGTAAAGAAGAATTTAAAGTAGAAGAAGAAGTTAATAAAAAAGTTATAATAGACTTAAAAAAAGAAGAAGCGGCAAGAGTTTTAAATGCTAAGAAAAGTGTTATAGAAAATTGTTATAAATTAATTCCTTCTTATATAAAAGGAGCAATTCTTAAAGTATCTCATAATAGTTCTACTGTTGTAAAAGTTATTATAAGTGCTGAAAGTATAGCAGAGGGAGAACATCTTCTTGAAATAGATTATAATACTAAACAATGTACTTATTTCTTAGATGGCAAAAAAAGAAAGACTAGAAAAAGCTTAGAAAAAATGATTAAATAATGGGAAGTATTTGTAATGAAATATTGATAACAGAAACAGCAGATGAACTAGGACTTTCTGAAGATTTAGTAAGAGATGTTATTACGTTTCAAGGAAAAGAATGTGAAAGAGTTATTAAGAGAGGAGCATTTGAAACTGTTAGACTTCCTTATATAGGAAAACTAGAAGCAAATCATAAAAAGGTACAAAAATTAAATTCTATAATTGTAAAGAAATGAAAAAAAGAATAAAAAGTTTAAAAATAAATACTTTAAACTTTCTCGCTAGTAATATATTAGTAGGAAAATCTAAAAAAGCGGCTAGACGTAAATTGATAGATACTTCTTTCTATGAAAATATTTATATAAAGGATGTTATTTATATAAAAGTTGATAATTTAATTATTTATAATTATCTTATTCTTAATTTAGAATTACATAAGATAGACAATGTTAGGTGTTATTTATGTGATTCTACAGATAAAGATATGGTAGAAGCTGTTTTTACTATTAGAGTTTTTAGAGATACGTCAGATATTTTTATAAGAACTTTTGTTAGACCTACACAGTTTATAAAAGAAGAAATTTTAAGTGTAATTATAAAAGAAATGAAAAATGGATTATAATATTTTTACAAAAGAAGAACTTATTGAAAAACTAAAACACTTTGAAGAGATAATAGAAGCTCAAGATCTTTTAGTAGAAACAATAGAAAGTAATAACTTATCTTCTACTAAAGCTATACATGAACTTTTATTAGATGCTTTTTCTACTTTTGAAAATAAGTATAATCTTATGAACGCATCTAAAACTATTCTTTTTAAACTAGAGAGGACTATAGCAGAGTGTGAACCTTTTCTTGCTAATGGAGCAAAAGTTATAGCAAAAGCACAGCTTGTTTTTTCAGTTACAGAGAGACAAGTTCTTACAGGAACTTCTCAAACTTATGTTTTGCAAAGTCCTACCTTTAATTTTCATAACCACGAACAGATAGAAGAAGAAGGGTGGGAGGAAATGTTATATTCAGAGATTTTGAGAGGTTTTTTACAATGTGTTTTACAAGTCTTTCACGCATCTAAAACTTAAATATGGAATTATTTACTCTTGATATGTCGAACAAGTCTTTAGTAGTTATAAATAAAGCAGAAGTTCTTCTTATTCCTGAATTTAAAAGACTTCTTTCTAGAGACAGAGGAAGTGAAGGAGATGCAGACGGAAGAAAGAAATTTAAAGCTATAAAAGAGTTTACTTATATATGGTATTATTGTTCTTTTACTTCTCCTATTTTTGATTGGTCTGATAGAGATAGACACTTAGAAGCATTAAAAATATCTACTTTAAAAGAGTCTAATATAGATACTGATGTAGATGCTGCTATAATAGCTTATAAAACATATACAAACGTTATAAGCTTAAGACTTTATACTTCTGTTTTAGAAGGGTGTAATAAATTAGAACAGCATTTTAGTTCAATAGACTTTGAAGAAGAAGATGAATTTGGAAAAAGAAAAAATAATCCTAAAGATTTTATAAGTAATGTTAAGATGCTTAAATCTACTTTTAAAGAACTAAATGAATTTAGAGATATGGTTAAGCAAGACCTTGCAGGAAAAACTAAGATGAGAGGTAATAGTAAAAAAGGTAACAGAGAAGACCCTAATTAACATAATAAAAAAGAATGAATAAAGCAATATTATTAGATTTAGACCACACACTTATTCAACCCTTAGAAGGTAGAATTTTTCCTCTAGGGATAGATGATTGGGAGTTTATAGATAAAACTATAGATTATATAAAGTCTCTTTGTGAACTAGATTCTTATGGAGTACATATAGTAAGTAATCAAGGAGGAATAGAAGCTGGTTACATTACTTCTGTAGATGTTAATAAAAAGTTTAATAACATCTTTTATAAACTTAAAGAAAAAGGAGTTCCTGTTATATCTATGCTTTACTGTCCTGATATGCAAAGCTATGAAAGAAAACCTAATCCAGGACTTGCTTATAGACTTGCTTGTGATTATCAAATAAATCTTAAAGACAGTATTATGGTAGGAGATATGGCTACAGATAAAGAGTTTGCTACTTTTGCAGGAATAGGTAAATACATAGACGTAAAAGAACTATAATGCAGACTATATACTCATTACTTTATCCTTTTGTATGTACTTTTGATTTTGTAGTAATTAATACCGCTTCAAAGAGAGTTAAACATAGAGTACTATTAGGAATTAAAGACTACGGAAGTAGAAATAGAAAAGGTCTTTCTTTACAAAGACATAAAACGTCTAAAAGAGAATCTAAAAGATGTAAAGATTTTAATTAACATTTATAAAATAAAAATAAAAAGTAATGGTAAGATTTGATGAACCCTCACATACTTATACAACAGAAAGTGGATTACAATATACTTCTGTTACTACTGTTATAGGAAAATATAAAGAACCTTTTGATAAAGAGTTTTGGTCAATATACAAAGCAGTTGAAAGAGTTTATATAGATGCTAATAGCTCTGATGAATGGATTAAACATAAAAAAGAGTATAAGCCAAAAGGAATAGTTAATAACTTCAAAACTATGAGCTATTCTAATGATTTTTTAAATAAAGTAGATATTACTATTAAAAATGTAATAGATGAATGGGATTATGAGAGAGATATTTCTTGTTACAATGGTACAAACTTCCACAAACAAAAAGAGAATGAGCTTTTTACACTAGGGGTATCTGGAGGACTTAAAGTAAATACACCTGAAGAACATAGAGGAATACCTGTAGAACTAGAAAGTCTTCCTGACGGTATTTATCCTGAGCTTACTTTATGGAGTAATTATTATAAACTTGCAGGTCAAGCAGATGTAGTTACTATTTATACTATTGATGGAATTAGATATATAGATATAGATGATCATAAAACTAATAAAGAGATAAAATCTACTTCTTTTTTTAATGCAAAAACTAAAAGACATTCTATGATGAAATCTCCTATAAGTCATATACAAGATTGTAATAAAGAACATTATAAATTACAACTTTCTACGTATGCTTATATGTTAGAATGTGCAGGTTTTATACCAAAGAAACTTACTTTTAATCATTATAAGAATGTAGGAACTAAAAAAGAACCTTCTTATATTCATAATAAAGAATACTTATTTGATTATGACAAAAAATCTGTAGTAAGGATGCTTAATCATTTTAAAATCTCAAAAAAATGAAACCTTTATTAGTAAATACTGAATACTTTAGAGACTCTGCTAGGTTTTTTGAGAAACATAATTGTTATACTTTTGCTCCTGAAGGATCATTAGATTATGATACTTTTTGGGATGAAGAAGATAGAAGATGTAAAGAAGGCTATTCTGTAGGAGATCTTTCTATAACAGGAAAACATTATGCTTATCTTAATTATGGTGTAATTGAAAAAGTACCTGAGTCTGCTCTTAGAGATAAAAATAAAATAGGATCTGCCGTTAGTAAAGTTTTAGGATTCCCTTCCTTCTGGGAGATAGATTTGTGTTGGTGGGATGCAAAACAAGATGCTCTACTTCGACCTTTTGGAGAAGGAAATCACCTTGTATGTGCTAAAACTAGGGGGTGTGGGTGGTCTTATAAAGAAGCTTTCGACGGAGTATATAATTATAATTTTATTCCTAAATCAAAATCTTTTTATTTAGCAAGTAAAGAAGATTACTTAAATAAAGATGGAATACTAGATAAAGTTGCTGTTATGCTTAACTTTATTAATAGACATACTGACTGGTATAAAAATAGACACAAGCATGATACAATAATGCACCAAATGGCTAGTTATGAATCTACAGAACAAGGTAAGAAAGTTTCTAAAGGTTATCTTAGTGAAATAATAGGAGTAACAGTAGATAACCCAAACAAAGCTAGGGGTAAACGTGGAAATAAGATTACTTTTGAAGAATTTGGTTCTTTTAAAAGTGCTAAACTTGCATGGTCTATATGTAGAGAATCTGTAGAACAAGGAGGGTTTATTGCAGGACAAATGTCTGCTTTTGGTACAGGTGGAGAAGAAGGAGATCAAATAGAAGCTTTAGAAGATATGGTTAATAACCCTCTTGCTTATAACTGTCTTCCTTTTATTAATAAGTGGGAAGATTGCCCAAAAAATGATGGATCTTTAGATACTTTAGGAGGAGACCTTATTGTTCCTTATGTTCCTCCTAAAATAGAGATAAATAAATATGCTCCAATAGATTATCAAGGAGATACGTGTGGTTTTGTAGTTCCTGCTTATCTTGCTAATGATAAAGCTATTGATGCTAATGGTGTAGCAGATTTGTATGAATCTGTAAAACTTGAAATGAAAAATAGAAATCAGATAGCAAGTTCTGATGATGCAAAAGATTTAGATAGAAAAGTAGCAGAAAGACCTTTTAATCTTACTGAACTTTTACAAAGAGTTTCTTTTAATCCTCTTCCTAGACAAGAAGCTTTAGAACAAATAAAACAAATAAAAAGAAACAGAAAACTTCAATCTATTATAAGAAATGGAGTATTAACTTCTACCACAGAAGGTTTTAAATTTGATCCTACTGTTCCTACAAAACCTTTAAATAAATTTCCTCATAAAAATGATGATGATTTAAAAGGGTGTGTAACTGTTTATGAACTTCCTCATAAAGTAGATAATAAAGTACCAGGTAGAATAGGAGAAATCTATACTGCTGTATTAGACCCTTACTATAAAGATGATGCACAAGATAGAACTTCTTTAGGAGCTTTATACATATATAAAAATCCTAATAAATATACAGGACATAGAGAACAGTTAGTTGCTTCTTATATTGCAAGACCTGTTAAACTTGATGACTTCTATAAAAACTGTTTTAATCTTATAAGAATGTATCAAGCCTGTCTTCAATCAGAAATACTAGGAGGAGGTAAAGGTGTTTGGGATTATGCAAAAAGTAAGAATTTACTTAAACATCTTTCTTTTGAAGTTACTATAGATTTAGCTAAAGAGAAAGCAGATAGTAAATCTAAAAATTACTTTATGAATATTTCTACAGAAAGAAAAAATCAAGGAATGATCTACTTAGGAGAATGGCTACTTTCTGAAATAGGATTTAGAGAAGATAATAGTCCTATACTTATGATTCATACTATATATGATTTAGGATTCTTAGAAGAAGTTAGTAAATGGAAAGATAAAGGAAACTTTGATAGAATCTCTGCTCATATTGTTTATATGTTTCAAAGAAAACAATATATACAAGATACTACAAGGTCTACAACTAAATCTAAATCTGACTTTTTTCATAGAAAGCATTTTACTTCCCCACAAGAAACAAAAAAAGAAAGTAACGGTTTTATAGGATTATAATTAGGATTTATTTATTTTATTCCTTATAAGCACTTCTAAAGATTAAACAATGGCTAGAAATAGTAAACCTCTACAACGAGTATCTCAAACAGAAAAAGAAAAAGATGATTTTTTATGGGCTAAACAAACAGCTATATATTATCTTGGATCTTCTTCTATGTTCAATAATGCTTTAGGAGGAAATTCTTCTATTAGTAGAAAAGAAGAAAATTATAATATACTTAATAATAAAATTCCTGAAAAGTGGTTTCATCACATTACTAATCCTTTAGGAACAGATAAAGAAAACTATAAAAATTTTCCAGCTAAAATAAGACCTTATAATATAATTATTCCTAACTCTGATTTATACTTAGGAGAGTTTATTAAACGTAACTTTAAATATCAAGTATTAAATAAGTCTGAAGAAGGTTATAATAGTTTTATAGAAGAGAAAACAAATGCTTTAAGACAAAATATAAGACAGCATTATATAAATAGTTTAGTAGAAGCAGGGCAAGTAGATGAAGAAAACTATGAGGAAGTTGAATTACCTCAAGAACTTAATGAAGAGTTTCTTTCTAACTTTCAAGATCACTTAGCTCTTAAAGGTCAAAGTGTTTTAGCTTATATAGATTCAGATAAACGAACTTTTGAAGTATTTAAAGAATGTTTCTATGATTGGATTGCAGTAGGAGAATGTCACACTTATAAAAACATTGTAAGAGGAGATATAGAGTATGAAAGAGTAAATCCTTTAACTTTTACTACTGATTTTGGAGAAGACACAAAATATGGAGAAGATGGTAATTTTGCAGTAAGAAGAAGACGAGTATCTGTTTCCGATTTAGTATCTTCTTTTTATGATGAACTTTCTCCAGAACAAATAATGGATTTTGAAAAAGCTCTACCTACTTTTTCAGGATCTGTAACAGGTACAGATGAAAACTTCTCTGATAAAGCATATCTTTATCACATTACTTGGAAGTCTCAAAAGATAATTAAAATTCTTTCTTATATAGACGACTTTGGTCAGTATCAAGAAATGGAAGTAGATGAACTTTATAAAGCAGATAAAACACTAGGAGAATCTACAAAAGAAATTACAATTAATGAATGGTGGGAAACTCACTATATTCCTAGTTTATCTACAAGTGCTTCTACAGACTTTAATACAGAATCTGGACATTTCTTTAGAATAAGACCTATTCCTGTACAAAGAGGACTTCTTAACAATAGTGCTGCTTGTAAAGGACTTTATAATTCTATTTATTTTAAAAATGAAAATGCTGATAATATTTCTGTAGTAGACTTAGGAAAACCTTATCTTATTCTTTTTATTATACTTAATTATAAAATAGAGCTTACTATTGCAAAGAGTAAAGGAAAGATTGTTCTTATTGATCAAAATGTAATTCCTAATGAAGAAGGTTGGGATGAAGAAAAGTTTATGTACTATGGAGAAGCTTTAGGTTGGGGTATTATAAATAGAAATCAAATAGGAGTTGATAAGTCTTATAATCAATATCAAGTATTAGATTTAGGGTTATATCAAGATATTTCTCAACTTATTAATATAAAAGAAAATATTAAAAATGATTATGACGAACTCTTAGGAATTTCTAGACAAAGAAAAGGACAAGTGTCTGCAAGTGAAACTGCTACTGCTACTAATACTGCTTCTGTTAATAGTTCTGTTATAAGTGAATATATCTTTGATAAGTTTGATGATTTTAGAAGAGTAGAATATGAAGGACTTTTAGACCTTTCTCAATTTGCATACTCAGAAGGAAAAAAAGGACTTTATATAGGGAGTGATGGAAGAACTAGACTTTTAGAACTATTAGAAGGAGATTTGCAAAGTGCTGAACTTGGTATATGTGTTAGTAGAAGTTCTAATGATAGTGAAAAACTTAATATGTTTAAATCCTATGCACAAGCTTTTGCACAAAACGGAGCTGCTGCTTCTACTGTAGGTAAAATTATACAAGCAGATAGTTTATTAGAAGTTACTAAAGTTTTAGAAGGAATAGAAGAGAAACAAGCAAAAGCTGCTGAAAGTAATGCTCAATCTGAACAAGAAGCTCAACTTGCATTAAAAGAAGTAGAAAAAGAGTTTGAAGCTTATAGACATATGCTAGGTCTTGAAACTCTGAATGTTGATCATGACAGACTAGATAACAGAGAGTATATAAAAGGAGACATAGAACTTACTAAAGAATCTATGTCAGAAAGTACTCCAGATTCTGTACCTGATATTTCTAATATAGAAGATAGAAATTCTGAAAGAGTTAAAGAACTTCAAGATCAAAGAAAACAAAATTCAGAAGAAGCTTTTAAATCTAAAGAAATGAGTTTAAAAGAAAGAGAACTTGATATTAAAGAAAAAGATACAGACAATAAACTTAAAATTGCTAAAGTAAATAAAAACAAACACGATAAAAAATAATCTATATAAAAGATGTATATAAATAATATAATCTTTATATTTGGGTAATACTTAACTTTTAACTATATTTAATTATGTTTATACCAGAGGAAGAAAATGGACAAAAAATAGAATCTCAAAATGAAGGCTTAGAACCACAAGGACAAGCAGAAGGATCTAATCCTCCTGCTGAAACTTCTAGTGATTCTAAAGATGAAAAAACTCCTGAAGAGATAGCTAATTCTGAAAAGATAGATTCTTTATTAGAACGAGGTAATTCAGAAGATGCAGAATTTACTCAACAAGAATTAGACTTTCTTAAAGAAAATGGAGTAAAGATTGAAACAGGAGAAGATTCTAACTTTTTTACTGAAGTTGAAACTCTTACAGGAAATGCTTTAGAAGTAGATTATGGAGATATTGACCCTAATTCTGCACAAGGGGTAGTAAAATACTTAGACGCACATAAAGTTAGTGTTGAATCTAATTTTGAACAACTTCTTAAAGAAAAAGCTCCTCTTTCTTATCAAGCTATGCTTATAGAAAATGGAGGAGGAAATCCTGCTGAATACTTTATATCAGAAGAAGATGACTCTATTGATTATTCAAAACAATCAGTATCTAAAAATAATATAGAAGATGTTAAAAGCTTTATTCGTAAAGATTACACTTCAAAAGGAATGGATTTAGAAACTATTAATACTTTAATAGATTCTTTAGAAGATAAAGGAAAATTGTTAGATGCTGGTAAAAACTCTTTAGAACACTTAGCAGGATCTCAAAAACAAAAAAGAGAAGCAGTTGTAGAAAATGCTAGAATTGCTCAACAACAAGAATATGATACTATGTCTGCATTTAGTAATAGTATTGAAGAATCTATAAAAACAGGAATTGCAGGTAGCTTTAATATACCTCAAGCAGATTTAACTAAATTTCAAGATTATGTACTTGATAGAGTAGTTTATCAAGACGGAAGTTTTTATTCTTCTAAAGAAATAAAAGCAGAAGATATTTCTAAAGAACTTGGTTCTCTTTTCTTTGAATATAAAGGAGGAAATATAGATTCTTTAGTTCAGTCTCGTGTAAAGTCTGAAAATGTAAGAACTTTAAAACTTAAAAGTTCTTCACAGACAGGAAAAGTTCTTGGAGAAAAACAAAAACATTCTAAAGGATTTATTCCTTTCGGAGATTTAACATAAATTAAATTAAATTAAATTAAACTAATAATATAATGAAAAAACCGTTAGATTATCAAGTTCTTGAAACAGTTTTTGATGGAAAGTCAATGCTAGACGAACAGAACTTTTATCATCAGAATCAGGGAGAACCTGCAAAGCTAACTAAACAGCTTACTTATATCTTAGGAGATAGTACTCAAAATTATCCAATTTGTACTATGACTTCTTCTTTATTAGCAAGTAAAGGAGCTAGTCAAGAGATTTCAGATACTCAATTTACTTATCCTGTAATGGGAAGAGATGAAAAAGCATCTGTAATTGCTTCTACCCTTTTTACAGAAGGAGATACTCCAGGAAAAGGTAATTCTAAATTTACTATTACTTTTAGTGATAATTGGATAAAACGTTATTACGTTATTCAATCAAGTACAGGTGTACAACTTTATGTACATTCTAAAGGTAGTCCCTCTGCACAAGGAGAAGGTTTTGATTATGAAGTACAGGTAGCTTCAGGAAATCCAGAAGAATGGTGTCCTGTTAGTGAACTTCAAGCAGGTACTCGTTGGATTGATTTATATGCTGCTGTTGCAGAGTCAGAATCAAGAGGAACTGAAAGTAGAATGGTAGCTCCTGGTAGTTACAAAAATCAATTAGGATATATTCGTAAATCTGCTTCTTGGGCAGGTACTTCTGCTTCAAGAGTAATGAATATAGAAGTTAATACTGATAAAGGTCAGAAAACAAGTGCTTGGATGGACTTCTTTATGTGGCAGTTTGAGAAAGCTTGGATGCATGAAAAAGAAACTCACTATTGGTATTCTCGTTATAACCGATTAGAAAGTGGAGCTGTAGGACTTAAAGATGCTGTAACAGGAAAAGATATTCCTATGGGATCTGGTCTTTTAGAGCAAATTCAAAATAAAGGTACTTATAGTAAACTTACTTATAACTACATTATGAATACTATCAGTGATGCTCTTTTTGGACAATCTGATACTGATAATATGTCTATTACTTTATTTACAGGTACTGGAGGAATTAGAGAATTTCATAATGCAATGAAAGAAGAAGGTATTAGCCTTTTAGGAGGATTAGGAAATGGAAACATTTCTGATAGATACGTTACAGGTCAAGGTAGAGAACTTATGCTAGGAGGATTCTTCTATGGTTTCTATCATATTGATGGATATACTATTAAAGTTAAGAAAAATCCACTATTTGATAGAGGTAAAGTTGCTATGGCATCTCCTTTACATCCTAAATCTGGTCTTCCTTTAGAGTCTTACAGAATGGTATTTATTGATGATGCTAATTATGACGGACAAGCTAATTTAAGAAGTGTTTATCACTCTGGATTTAAGAGTAATTATGGTTATAATCATGGTATTGTTCAAGGACTAAATGAGCCTCCAAAATCTTTACAAATGTTAGGTGCTAAGCCTTTAGGAGCAGGAGATTTAAGAGATATGGCAACTGATGTAGATGTTTCATCTTACCATAGACACGCATCTTGTGGAGTTCAATTACTTAGAGGTAATAAATGCTTTGATCTTCAATGTGTAGCAGGACTTTAAGATAATACATACCTTCTAAGATTAAGTACTTAGAAGGATTATCTTTAACTAGATTCTATAGTTAGTAATAGTAATAATTATAGAGTTAAGTATTAAAAAAGGCAGATACTTGGTATCTGTCTTTTTTTGTTGTATATTTAATGTAAATACTTAATATAAACACTATTACTAAACTTTCTACAAAATGACAGAAGATACAAGCGTAATTATAGAAATTAAAAGAGTTACTAAATTACAACATCAAAATAAAGAAGCTGCTAATAAGTTTGCTTTACAAGGCAAAGTTTCTATTGGTTCTTACTTTGAAACAGGAACATCTAAAACTGCAACAGGTTTATCAAGGTCAGAAATAAACTTATTACTACCTTTATTGATAGATTTTGATGTTCAAGATAGAGATTTTAAAAAAGAAGTAACAAAATACTTTGATAGTATGTTTACTCAAATTCCTTCTACAGGAAGAGAACTTGAAACAGGTCTTATGGATAATTCTTTAACTTTAGGAGCAAAACTAAAAGAAGGAGGAGTAAATTTACCTTTAGAAGTTGAAGATTACGTTGCGTATAGACATTGTTTAGGTTTTCCTTTCTTAGCTAAAAGCTTAAAAGAAGCAAAAGGAGATCCTAGAAAAACATTATATATCTTAGATAGAAAGAAAGAGTCATTAGAGTCTACTTCTAAAAGAGAATTACAAGATACTTCTTTTGCTAAATACTTAGCTATAAAAGATGATTCTAAGATGGTTTCACAAGTTCTTTCTGCTTTAGGAGTTTCAACTAGAGATTTAATTACAGGAAAAGCATTAGATGAAGTTTCTTTACTTAAAGATGCTTCTATGAAAAGACCTAAAGCTTTTATTCAAGCGGCAGATAACAAGGACTTAAAATTAATTTATACTATTAACTCTATGGTTAATCTTAAAATTGTTATAAAAGAAGGAACTAGGTATATATTTGAAGGTTCTCAACTTGCTGTAAGCATGAAAGATTTTATAGAATATATGAGAGATTCTAAAAACTCTAAAACAGTAGCAGTTTTAAAAGCTAGATTAGAAGAACTTTCTTAATTTTATCTTGAGCTTGTATGATTTTATACAAGCTCAACTTATTTAACTTACTTATCAATGAACATAACAGAAGCACACATTCATGTAGAAAGAGGAGTACAAAGGTACAATGCTAACGTTTACGATTACTTTCTTCCTGAAGATATAGATTTAATTCTTACTAAGATGCAAAACAGGTTTATTGATTCTAAGTTTAGAAGAGATAAAAATGATTTAGGATTTCAGTATGATCAAGGAGACTTAGATGACTTAGAAGCTTTAATAGTTTCTAATTTTGAAATAGATTCCGATCAAGACTTTGAAAGAGAGAAAGCAAAGATACAACTTCCTTATAATTATAGGTATTTAATAGATGCAGAAGGACAAGGAGTTAAAACTTGCTATTCTCCTTCTGATCCTAAGTATTCTTTAAACTCTTCAGAAAATGTTACAGAATATTTATATACTCTTTCTTTTTCTGATGCTTCTCTTCCTCAATTAGAAAATGAAGCTTTTAAAAATCTTAAAATGGTTTTTGATTCTACTACTTTATTTGATATTAATAATTTTCCTAGTATAGCAGAAGGTCTTCCTTCTACAGAAGATAAATATTTAGTTATTAATCTTATTTTAGGAGAACTTAGAAACTCTTTATTAAATATTAATTTAAAAGGAGTTTATTGGGAAAGATATAAAGATCTTTATAGACCTGATTCTTTTATATTAGTTTCTACTTCTTCTTCTGCTTCTGATGTTACTTTATCTTCTGGAGATACTCAAAATCCTTCTATAGTTTTTGCATTACTATCAACTAATACATTAAAAGTTTCTACTTCTACAGAAAGTTTATATAAATGTAAACTTAGAATAACAAATAATGATAGAAAAGGACAAGTTTTATTTGATAATGCTTTTTCTAAATCTATCCCTAGAAGTCCTGTTACTACTCTAGCAGGAAAATCTTTAATTGTAAATGTTGATAAAAGATTTACAGTAAAGAGGATATATATTGACTACATTAGGATTCCACAGAATATAAGTCTATCTTTAGGTAGAGGGTTTGAACTACGAGAACAAACACATGAACGTATTTGTGATTTAGCTATTGAGTATATTAAAAATATAATAGAACAGCCAAGTTATAAAGAAACTCTTAGTGATAATATGTTAAGAAGTGAATAAAACTTAAAATTAAATTAAACTAATAATTATGCCTGTAAGAAAGCCTATAAGCAAACGTACAAGAGGATATAACGCTACTACTTTTATTGGAGAAGCAGTTGCTTATAATCCTTCTACTAATCCTTTATATAAAGATTTTGTAGATAAAGCTCCTTTAGGAACTGTTGGACTCTTTAAGATACCTCTAAATGGAGATGAATCTTCAGCTACTCGTGTAGCAGGATCTCTATCAGAAGGAGAAAAGTTCTTTATTGCTCAAGTTATGAGTAATGTTGGAGATAATAGAGGAGCTGGTCCTCATATTAAAAAGTCTAAAACTTTAGATTTAAAATCTATTTCTAGAAAAACTAAAAATGATTTTATTTTACCTGCTTCACAACTTACTCATATTGGGTATAACGGTGTAGGAGGAGATTTAGAATTTGTATCAGGAGCTATTGTAAGAGATTATGATTATTCTATTGCAATTCTTGAAACTTCTGAAGAAAATCAACCTTATCCAACTTGGCAATATAACTATCAGCCTAAATCATCTGATACTAGCAAAGATATTGCATTTGGTATAGCTGAAAAAGCTAATAATCCTTTTTCTTTACAAAATAAAGAAGCTTCTCCTTTAGTTACTATTGAAGTTTTAATTAAAGGACAGGAAGGTGCTATTACTGAAACTTTTGATGTAGAAGAAGGAAGCAATGTTATTGTTGCGTCTGCTGCTTCTCATGGATTAATCGTAGGAGATATTTTACAACTTACTGTAGGAACTTCTAAAGTTTCTTATTTAGTAGAGAAAGTAGACACTACTGATATTACATTAAATACTGGGTTTATAGGAAAAACTGCTACAGGTTTAGCAGGAGATATTCTTACTGCTATTGAAGCTGTAGGTTTACAAATTAAATCTATTTATGAAGATGTACACTTTAGAGTATCTGTAAGAGGAGAACTTGAAGACAGTGCTATCTATTATACTTCTCCTTATTCTGTAGGATCTGGTTCTAGAACACAGGTTGAAAGAATGGAATATGAAGGAAACATATTTGATGGAGGTACTACTATTCATGCTAAATATGCTCCTAAATATGGAGAGTTAAACAGATTTAGAAAAGATGAGTATGCTTATGAAGTTATTAATCTTCAATATGTTGCAGAATATGAATCAGTAGCTATTCCAAATACTACAGATTCTCATTTAGGATATATTGAATTTGCTTTACCTATTACTTCTGGTGCTTTAACAGATGAAGGATATGTAAATGCTCCTGCTTCTCCTTTATCAGCAGTAAAAAGTGCTTTAGGTTTATAAGAGTACTTGTAATATAATACATAAATTTATAATATATACTTAAAAGGAGTAAAGTTTAGCTACTTTACTCCTTTTTTAATTTAAAAATCATGGCAATAACAGTAAATCAAGTAATTAGTATTTTATCAGAAAGAGCAGGAAAGCCTTTTGATATTCCTTTTCAAGAAGAATTAAAAGTTATAGCCGATTATTGGATTAGTTCTATATTAAAACAAGTTTTAGAAAAAAGACCTCAAGATAGATATAGATTTCAAGTTTCTTTTGTATTAGAATTAGAAAGAGTACCAGAGATAGAATGTCCAATAGAGTATGGGTGTGTTTTAAGAACAAAACAACAACTTCCAAAGCCTTCTAGAGGAGGAGGAGATACACTTTTTGATTATATAGGTTCTGCTGATTTTAGAGATCCATGGAATAGAGCAATTCCTACAGCTTTTATGGACATAATGGCAAGTGAACCAATAGTAGGAAAAAGACCTAAACCTTCTTATAGAAATGATTATATATATGTTTATGGGCATGATGCTAAAGAAGTTAAGTATATTGGAGTAAAAGGAGTTTTTACAGACTTTTCTAAACTTAGAGAACTACAATGTAAAGAAGGAGGATCTTGTTTTGAAGAAGATATTCCTTACCCTGTTACTGAAGATATTATACAACAAGCTATACAAGCTATTCTTTCTACTGAACTTAGACTTCAACCTCTTTTAGAAGATACAGAAGTAGAAGCTACTATTCCTCAACCTTTAAATAAACGTAAGTAATGTTAATTAGAAAAGAAAAAGGAAGAGCTAAAAATATTAAAAAGCCTGATACTATAGGACAAGTAGATTTATATAAATCTTATGTTAATAACTTATTAAAATCTAGTAATTACTATATTTTTAAATCTAATAAAGTTTTTATAGATACTAGAAAAAAGAAAGAAGTTTATAGAGAAGAGATAAACTTTCTTAAAGATAGGAAAGAATATCTATTATCAAAGATAGTACTTACTCCTTATGAAAAAAAGAGTTTAAATAAAACTAATACTCTTCTTTCTCATTATAAAAATACTATATCTGGATTAGAAAGTGGATTAGTTCTTTATATTACTTTTGAAAAGTTTAAAAATATACTAAAAACACATAACGAACTTTTACAAGAAAGACTTTTAACAGGATATAAATATACTATATCTCCTAAACTTGGTTACTTAGAAATGAGAGAAATTTCTAGGAATTTTGGTAAAAAAAGAGTAGATTTTGGAGAGACTAACAAAGCAAAAAGAAGACTATTAGAGAAAGGTCATAAAGAAGAAGATCTTTATAACTTAACTACTAATCCTACAAGTAAACTTAAATATGTTGTTTATTATGTAGATGATTCTTATACTATAGTTTATTGGGTAAAAGGAAAGTTTCCTAATTGTTCTGTATATAAGTTTAAGCCTTCTAGCGGACAAGTAGGAAAAGGATTTAAAAATAATATAGCAATTACTTTAAAAAAGAAACCTTACTTAAAGTCTTTGTATAACGTAATTTCTAAATAATAATAAAAATGGTTTATAAATTTGTATCATCTAAAGAAGTTATAACTAGAATAATAAGAAAGAGTAAATTATCTAATACTTCTTATTTAGAAGATATTAAAGTATGGTTACCAGAAGGTATAAATGCTTTAAAAACAAAACATTCTGTTTCTCTTGTTTCTGCTCCTTTAGAAGTATCTAATCATATAGCTTATTTGCCTGATGATTTATCTTCTCTGGTAGGGATTCTTTACGAGGGGAAACGCCTTAGAATGTCAAGTAGTGATTTAGATTTTACTACTTTTCCTCTTCAACAACAAAAAACAATTACATCTTTTTATACTAACGTAGGTTCTCATGCTTCTCTTTCTAGTACTGAATTTAACAGTGGACAAGATATAATAGCACAATATTCTCAATGTAATGTTAATAGTTATAAGATAAATTTAGGAAATATTCATACTTCTTTTTGTGAAGGAAACATAGAAGTAATTTATAATAAACTTCCTGTAGATTGTGAAGGATTTTTATTAATTCCAGATAATACAGACTATAAACAAGCTTTAGAGTGGTATGTTTATCAACAAATGACTTTTGGAGGATATAAACTACCTGATCCTAGAATGGATTACACTTTTTGTACACAAGAATTTGAAAGGTTTGCAGCTAGGGCTTTAGCTAGTATTAAATATCCTTCTGTAGATAAAATGGAAACTACTTACAGATCTACTACTAATTTAGTTTTTCCTCAACATTATTGGGAACATTTTGGGCAAAACTTAGAACAAATTCAAGAAATAAGAGGACTATGAGA